CGCTTGCGTGGGTTTTAGATTTTGTAAACGTAGACTTGTCATTATACCACCGAGAGGCTTTTGAGATGATCCGAGACGGTAATCACAAAATAGCAATGCACGGGCCGCATGGACTTGGAAAAACAGTCTTTGCGGCCATTGCTATTTTATGGGCGGGCGCGGTCTCGGCGGATTGCAAAATCATTACCACTGCGTCGGCCTGGCGACAATTAGAAAACTACCTTTGGCCGGAAATCCACAAATGGTACTCCAAAGTAAACTGGACTGCCGTCGAGATGGCTGGTGGTTGTAAAGTTCCTCGTTTACTTACGCTCGAATGCAACTTCAGCGAACAGTCGAAGGCATTTGCCGTCGCGTCGGATCGACCGGAGAGTATCGAAGGCGGTCACGCGGTGCGCGTCGTTTACGTCTTCGACGAAGCGAAGGCTATACCGAACGCAATTTGGGAAAGTGCCGAAGGGGCCTTTAGTACGCCTGGAGATCATTTACAGATCGCGCTTTCTACCCCCGGCGACACGTCGGGCGTCTTTTATAATATTTGCGCGCACCGTAACGGTTATGAGAAGTGGAAAGTCAAACATGTTACTTTACGTGAGGCAATTCGCGCGGGTCGCGTTACCCTAACCTGGGCGCGGGAAAAGCGCGCCGCTTGGGGAAAGGATTCCGCCGCATACCAGAATCGCGTATGGGGAATTTTTGCCACGGACGCACCCGACGTAGTTATCCCCCTCGCCTGGGTAGAGCGTGCCGTATCACGGTGGTACGATTGGAAAGATAAAGGCGCAGTACTCGCCGGACCCTATGTTATCGGAGCGGATACCGCCGGACAGGGTGTTGACAAGACGGTTTTTGCCCACCGTTATGGGAATGTACTTACGCGCTTAGAGCGTTTTGGAAAATCACGGCCTATGGAACTTGCCGGAAAGCTTAAAGCGGCTCTTGGAATGGTAGGGGAAGTTAACATTGACACGTCATTCGGTGAAGGCGTAGGCACGGCAGACCGCCTTAAAGAAGACGACGCGTTAAAGGCCCGCGTCCACGAAATACAGTTCGGGACGCGAACGGACATTACCGATCGGACGGGGCAAATTGTTTTCAAAAACACCCGCGCTTTACTTATTTGGAGCATGCGCGAAATGCTTGACCCTGACAACAAAGAAGACATCGCTTTACCGGATGACGAAAACCTAATAGGTGACTTGACCGCCATTCACCGCTTACCTCTCTCCAGTGACGGGAAGCTGGCAATCGAAAGCAAGGACGATATCAAGGCGCGTATAGGCCGTTCGCCGGACGACGGGGATGCGTGTTGTTTGGCGTTTTTTAGGGCACCCATTCACGATTTACAGATTTTTTAAAATGAGCGACGAAACAACTTTTCTTGAGGATATTTTAGAGGGGATTGATTTTACTTATGACGCTATACAAACGGAACCGGCACATGTACGTGACGGAAATCTCGCCGCTCGACAACGCGCCGCCAAGCTTCGAGCTCGATATGACTCTACTGGGGTTTTTGATGGGGGTAATTTTATCGGTTCTTCTAAAATGGTGATCAATGAACTTTAATAAAGAAATTACCCTTTACGGACCGCAAGGACAGGCGCTTGACCTACAGACCAAGGCGCTTGACGTTCCTGACCTTGACCCTACGTTTTTTTATCAGTCCAATAATTACGGCAATTTATCAAGCAAAGAAATTGAAAAGAAACCGTATCAACTACATTGGGCGGTTTATGCATGCGCTAAAGCAATAGCAATAAACCTCCGACGATTACCTCATCATATTTACGGCGACGATAATAAAATTATACCGAAGTGTCCTATTTGGTCATTACTCAAAAAGCCGAACCCTTTCATGACGTGGAATATCTTTTGGGAATCTACCATTCTTTACTCAATGCTACCGTGCCGTGAGGGCTTTGGGCGTTCGCTAAAGGGTGGGCAGGTCTTTTGGGTCATGGATTCCGGCAAGGCCGATCCGAAGGTTGACCTTGCGCGGGGTGACATTCCGGCAACGATCTACCCCTATACGGATGAATTTATCGCGCCGGAGTTTGACAAGCAGAAACACTTCCTTGGCTGGAAATTAGAAATCCCCGGACCGGAACCTTTCATCGAGCACTATAAGCCGAATGAGATTTTGCGCATTTACAACTTCAACCCCTACGATTGGCTGTCCGGTCAATCAAACTATGCCGCCGCACAGATGGCAATCATCAACGATATTAAAGCGGATATTTGGAATAACCGGATGTTTGAAAACGACGCTATCCCCGGAGGCGTTCTCTCCAGCGATCAGGAGTTGACGAAGGACCAAGCGAACGAAATGCAAAACCGTTGGTATCAGCAATATGGCGGTGTAGGAAATACGCGCCGCGTTGTTATACTTGGTAAAGGAACGGAGTTTCAAAAGATTGCACTTGATCATAAGGACATGGAATTTCAAGAACAAAAAGACCGCGTTGTTGAACAGCTTCTTGCGGTTTTTGGTTTAAATAAAATTGCCCTTGGTAAATACGAAGATGTCAACTACGCAACGCTTGTTGAGGGGCATAAAATGTTATGGGAGGATACGTACCTCCCTATTGAAGAAAATTTGCTTGAACAGGTTAACAGTAATTGGATAAATAATATTGACGTTCGAAATGAAATTCATTTAGGCGCGGATACCTCAGGCGTGCGCATTCTTAAAAAAGATTATACCGTTGCAACCAATTCCGCTACTAAGCTTTACGCGATGGGCGTACCGGCGGAGACCGCGCTGCGAATAACTGAAGTTCCCCTAACCGACGACGACTATAAGAACGCGCCCTGGCTGAAAGAGCGCCCGACGCCGCTTATAGGCGGCACGCCGAACGCCAGGGGTAGTCTTACGCCCTCGGCACCCGGCCAAGAGCCTAACGAGCCTAAAGGAACCGCTAAGGCCCTTATCGTTAAGGCGGTCGGCTTCGGCCTGGACGTTCTCGATAGGATTTCCGCCGATTACGTTGAACGGGTTTTAGCACCAGGGGAAAATACCCTTTACACAAAGCTTGTTCGGCTAATGACCAACCTCCGTAACGAATCCCAAGACAAGGTTGACGAATGGCTAAAGAGAGTTACAAAATCGAAGCAGCCGCCGTCTTTGAATGGTAACGAATTTTTGTTTGACGAGGACGAGGCAAATCAAGCATTATTGAAAATTTACAAAGCACAGGTTGAAGCACAGATATACCTCGAAGCGTCAAAGCTTAAAGAAGAGTTAGGCGCGTTTGTAAATTGGGGAGTTAGCGATCCACTTATCCAAAGCTTTGTAAAGAACCGCCGCGCGGCGCTTGATTCAATCAACACCACGACTATTGAGACCTTTAAGGATAAGATTTCCGAAGCCGTCACCGAAGGGTATAATAAGGTTTGGACTCCTCAACAATTTGCAAAGTCGATCAAGGAAGCCCTCGGCGACGCGGGCGAGATTCGTAAGAATCAAGCCAGGACAATCGCGCGAACGGAGACGGGGATAATTTCGGCGGACGCTCGGTATGATTGTTTTGTCAAGGAGGAGATTGAAGAAAATCAATGGACAACGTCAAACGATGATAAAGTACGAGACACGCACGCCGAAGAGAACGGCAACGTTGTTCCCGTAGGAGAACCGTTTCCGGTTACGGGCCTGATTCATCCCAGCGACCCGGATGGTCCGGCGGAAGAGGTTATAAATTGCCGCTGCGTTGCGGTTGCCGTTAGACCTGATTAACAAAGAAGGAAGTATGATTAAAATTAAAAAACCAAAAATTGAATACAAGTGCGAGAAGTGCGGCGCGATTTACGAGACCGAAACGGCGTTACAAAACCACGTTTGCGAACCGCCGTTGCCGCCCTCGAAGCCAAAGAACCGAATGATAAGTTATTCCGTCGGTCAATACTTTCAGGGATAAGTTTACTATGAATATGCAAACTAAATTAAAAGCCATTGAACCGTTGCCTATAGTAAAGGACGTTGTTCCCGCTGCGCCTAAGTTCACGCTTACGCAATTGATCCTTGAGTTGAACGGCGACTTGGCTAAAGAGTATCAAGCAACAATCCAATACATTCAGCACGCGGCTTGCCTCGTTGGTCCCGCGATGCTTAACATTGCGGAAGAGCTTCGCGCTCACGCGGACGATGAACATCGACACGCGGTCCTTATTGCGGACCATATCAATTACCTCGGCGGAACGCCTACTGCGTCGGCGGATATTACCTTAACCGCAATGGACTCCATGACGGCTTTACACTACGATATAACCGGAGAACAAACCGCAATAGCGCGCTATACGCTTCGCGTAGAGCAGGCAATGTCAATCGGAGAGGTAGGCACGGCGCAATTACTGAAAACGATCTTAGTTGAAGAGCAGGGGCACGAGAATGACCTGATGGTTGTCCTCGGTTTAAAACGTGGAACGAAAAAGGCTTAAGGCTTATGGCAAACACTTTACTTAAAAGAGTCAATAACATACCGCCGGAGCGGTCCCAGGTCTCAGCGGACGAATGCCGGGCGCTCTGTGATCTGATCGGAAAGGAATACTTAGAAGGATATGAAAAGCGCGTTCTTCACTACCCTGCGACGGCTGACGAAACTCCCGACCGCGCTGGGGACATTGTACGAGTGGCTGGTGCTAACTTTGATAATTATTATCCGAAAAACCCGGTCGTAATGTTTGCGCATCAACATGATAATTTTCCCGTCGGCGCGGCAATACGAATCGGTGTGGATAAAGTAAAGAAGTCTATTCCGGCCGACGCACTCTTTCTTGATAACCGCGTTGACTCCTCAGGGCGGTCCGACCTCGTATATAAGTTTGCCGCCTCGAATTTCCTCCCAGCGTGCTCGGTCGGATTTTTACCTCACGACGGCGGAACGAATTCCCCCGTTGATAATGCGGAACGTAATCGGTTAGGCTTAGGTAAGGGCGGCGCGGAATATAAGTCGTTTGACTATTTAGAATTTTCGCCCTGTGGTATCCCCATGAATCCGAATTCGGTAAAGTCCGTAGTCACGACTTTAAAAAATGACGTGACTTTTGAAAAGTCCGATTTTGATTTACTTTTAAAGTGTAAA